TTTACGCTGTCACCAAGAATGGTTTCACCAGCTTTCTGATAGGCTGCACTTGCCGTCCCAACACTTGGGAATTGAGCAGATTTGCCATTAGAAATTGTGCGAGTTCTGTGAAGGGGCATAGCGATGTTCTTTTCTTCAAACGAAGTTAAAACCTCACCAGCAAATTGTTTTAGAAATAGTGATCGAGCATCACCAGTTCCGTTAGTTTGACCTAGGCGCGATACGTTTCCAGTATCACTTGGAGTTCCTGAGTTCCATGCCATTGTAATATACCTTTTGTTAAATGTTTAAATGAATGTTTAATGTTTAGTCACTTAACACTTAATCTTTCCGCTTAGATTGTCCCCGCAGGGGTCAAAGGTAATTAATCGTTGTGTTTCGTTCCTGTTAAAAAAGCCCTCCGAAGAGGGCATAAAGAGACTATTGTACGTTGCTACGCTCTAACTTAGAGGTAACAGACTGACGGTATGCTGGATCACTCTTGTATCGAGGGTCTCTCATAGCTTGAGTCACTTCTGACCAAGAGCCATAAGTACCGCCTGAAGAGGGCGCAGATTGTCCAGACAATAATGCTGGGTCAGTCCCTTCGGCAGCTTGATACTTTGAGCGTAATCCTTCTACAGCCAGCTTAACCATATCAATATCTCCTGAGTCTACTGCTCGATCATAGGCGGCAATCTCAGGTTGACTGAGGTTTTCGCTTGCCCATGTTGTCATCTCGCCATAAGACTCTTCTCCTCCAACTATGTTGTGGACGGAGCTTTGGTAATCGCTGTTTAGAGACTCTTGTCCTGCTATCCAACTGTCTACCAAATTCTGGGGGAAACCAGCATCAGCTAACTTATTGTAAGCATCCTCTGATAATCCACCTTGATTATACTCTTCTTGTAGTGCATTGAAATCAACACCAGCTTTCTCTACTGCTTGTTGCACTTCACTACCAGAAGGTTGTTCTTCTGTTGTTTCTTCGGGAGCAGCTTCAGGCTCTTCTGCGTCATTTGCAGTTTGCCCTTCTCCCATTTTTTTCTCCAAATTTGAATAGGCGCTTGCCATATCTTCAGGAGTCTTAAATTTTTCTGGCAACCAGTCAGGACGTTCCTCTTTATTAGGATCGTTGTTCGCCTCTAACTGCTCACCTTTGGCAATCATAGCATCTACGTGCTCTTGTGATTCGCCTTGTTCTTCATGTGTGTTTATGTTGTCTGTCATAATAGTCTCTTTTGGTTTATTTAATTTTGCCCTTACGTGCTGGGTTAGAAGGTTTAGAACCCCTCATGTAGTCTGCGCCTCTAGTTCTTCTGGGCTGCAAGTCTGGGTCTTTCTCACTAAAGTTTCTAAGGTTAGCTTCAGCCTCGTCCCACATAGAGGAAGTTACTTGCTTCCAAAAGTTATACTCCATAGTAGCGGGTAGACCGTGATTGAAAACTACATCAACAATAGGTGTTGCCTTATTTTTAGGAACGTGTTTGAAGCTCATACCTGTGGCTTTCTTCCAAGCTTTATCAATACGTTCCATCGTAGACTTCTTAGCCCACTGGTCTATTGTGTTCGCCTCTCCCTCAGTTAAACTTAACTCAGCTGCTTTCTGTATAGCTGCGTCTTTTTTTAAACCTAGGAAAGGTTCGAGCTTGGTTACTAACCCTTCAGGTAAGCCTTTTAAAGATTCCTTAGTACGGCTGCCCAGATCAAAACCAGACGCTACTGTAACACCTGAGTGTCCTTTAGCTGTCCCGTCCTTATTCATAGGCACGTAACCCGTTGTCTCAAAACCTTCGTTAGCTTTAATGAAGTCCCAATCAACATTATCAAAAGCACTGGGGTGCCTATCAACAGCCTGAACCTGAGCAGGAGGATTAGCATCTAAATAACTTATTGTTGCATCCATAAGTTCGCTCATCTACTCCTCCTCGTTCATCGCCTGTTGCTGCATCTGATCAGACATACCTTTGATAGCAGGGCTTACACCCTTCTCTGCCATTTGCATCATCTGTTGTTGCTGCATCATCTCTTGTTGTTGTTGAGCTTCCTGTTGCTTCTGCTCATCAGATTTAACAAGACCCTGTGTATCAATACCTAGGGATGCACCGAGACGATCTAAGTAGTCACCAATGTTTAACTCACTGGCAATGACTTCATTACCTAGTGGCTGTAGCATCTGTAAGAACTGACTCAGCTTGTTTAAGTCTTGACCGCGACCAAGAGCTTCTAGACCTGTAACGATCTGTGGCTTGAGTGTGTCTTTAGGGAACTTAGGCATCTTACCTTCCTTCTGCATCTTACTAAGAAGGAGGTTGACGAGAGGAACTTGAAACTCTTGTGATAGTACAGAGTAGATACCGCCAAGAGCTGTCTCTAGCTCCTGTGCCATGTACCGCACTTCTTCTGCTGTTACTCTCTCAGCTTGTCGTTGAACAGAACTGTTAAGTAAGAAAGCAAAGGATAAGCGTTCTGTAATCTTCTGCATTGTTTCTTGTGCTACTCTAAAGTCATTAAACTTGTTAGCTTGTAAAGTAGTTACATCATTAGCATCACCAGAAATAATACCACCGTTGGGTGCATCAGCAATACTTCTCATTTTAGTCGTACCATTTGGACGTACTAAGAATAATAGTTTAGAGCTGGCAGCACTGCCTTCGACAATAGCTTTGGTTAATGCTTCTAGAGATTTTAAATCACCTACAATTTCTTCACAGAAAGAACGTCCGTAGTTGTTACCGTCCACCGCAATGAAACGTAACGCCATCCAAGGAAGCTTGTCTTCAGTGTACGAACCTTTAGTGCTAGGGATAATAATATCATGCACTTCTTGGTGTACTTCAAACTTCTTACCCACACGCTTAACGCAAGTGTAGATGTCACATTCTTTCTTATTAGTATCTACTTGGTACTCAGGGTTCTCCATCAAAGCCTCTAGGACTTCTTTAGGTAACGCGTCATACGCTATAGATTCTTTAACTATAATTTTTAGGATGTTGCCCATTGTGTCACGTTGTATGACATAACGGTCTAATCGAAATACTTTCATCCCGCTTTTTGGTGGCATATGTACTAAGACATTACCGCTAACGATAAGCTGTTTTAGTGCTTCAAAAGTAGGAACACGTATCGCTTTTGATTCTACTTCTTGTGTCGCGCTTCGTTCTATACGAGCAAGTGCTTCCTCTGCTTTACCTCGTGCGTCCCCACCTAGTTCCGTAAGATCAAAATCATCGATAGTTAATCGAAAGAAAGATTGGTTAGGGGGTAGCAGTGTCATTAGCAGTTTAGAGGCTAGGTTGTTAACACCCCTAGCACCAACTGATTGGTAAGGGGTTACATACTGAGTGCTCCCTGTATGTCCTTCAGGAGGCATTAGTGTCGGTATAGTTAACTCAGCACAATTACGTGCTCTTGATAAGAACGAATCACGATCTGATGCCATTTGTTCATACGTCTTGGCTATAGATGAATCGTGCATTGTTAATTCCTATTAATATTTAATTTTAGTTTGTTTTGGCTTTTTAGAGGTAGTGTTCGTATTTGATGTTGAAGATGTAGGTTCCATTCTTTCTTTAACTCTGTCATATTCCGCATAACCTTTTTTACCTACGAAGCTTGTTTCAGCCATTTTCCTACGAATTTTTGGATCGCCTACCATACCCGCAGGGCTACACACTTTTACTACCTATACTCAAACCAGCTCCTGCTGCTGATCCTGCAACCTGTGTACCTGAAGACCCTCTACCAAGAACACCTCTAGCCCCTCTCTTTTTCTTTTTCAGGGCGGTGGCGTTACTGTCTACTGCGTCTTCTAATTCTGCTGGAGCCTTCTCTGGTGGTGGTGGAGCTGCTACTGTCGGTGCGGGGGCTGCTGCTTTTGGTGATGACATACACATAATTTAAATCTCTTCTGGTTGATCGTCCTCGTATAGAAACTCCATACGTTTTATGACGGTTTGTTGTCCTTGTAAAAAAGCTATATCACTTTCTGATACGCCTCTTCGGTTTGGTAAAGTATCTGGGAATAAACCCTTAAGATACTTAATTAATTCTATAGTTATAAAAGGTTTTTTATTCATTTGTGGTTCTCCTATGGGGCATGACCTTTCAGCCCAGTAGTGGCGGGAGGTGTAGCCAGACGTTAGCAATGATGTGGAGGCACGTTACTACCTCCAACACCATCATCATGTTTTTATATTTCGCAGGAACCCGCGCTGCAAGCCAGCTCTTGCGTTCCCGTTGTTGTGTCTTCTTTTTCATATTCTCCAAGCCTGTCCCATTCGATCTCACTGGGAGTCTCACGTTTAAGTTCGTCATACTTTTCTTTAGTGACAGCCTCATAAGGAGC